TCCGATCTGTCCTCCCACACCCCGATTGTGTAGGGGTATGTAAGGGGTTTTGGGAGATAGGCCCGTGATTGCTGGCTGTAATGCGTGCATGCATCCGCTTGCATAAACGCATATTTGGCATTGGATGGCATAGATTGGCGTATGGTTTGCCCCATTTTTGCCCCACGCTCGGCGCTTGAGGCTCTAGAGAACCGATCCGTCCGATGTGGATTGGGCGGAGTACTCGATCATCGCCCCGGTTTGCCTTGCTAATCCTGATGCTGCTCTTTACTCAATAGCAATTTTTAAGCAGGCCTCTACGCTTGCCTATCGCGAGCACTATCAGCTCTTAGTAGTCTTGCGAGTCGGGCATTGCTCAGGAGAAGGTCGCAGTCAGCCACCCTCTCATTGAACTGCTACGCTGAACTCTTCACGGAGGATTCGCGATGCTAAATTCAGACCAGCTCCCTTCCCTGCTCTACAAGATCAACGAAAACCAATTGGCACTTGAGGCCGTCAACCTTGAATTGTCCAACTTGGTCGAGCAGCGCGGCGGCAACGTCGCAGACAAAGTACGCGGCGCACTGGGCACCATCGTCAAGAACGAAGAGTTCTCAAGATGTCGTTTGCGGTGCTGATGTCGCCCGATTCAGAGCTGAGGGTAGTAATCGGCCAATAGCAGAAAGCCTTGTGGATCAAGCAACGCGATTCACCAGCCCTAGAAAAGTGAGCCTCTGCCTCAAACTCACAATGCGCATGCTTGGATTGTTAGTAGCATAAGGCTATCCTACATATTTATATCAACCATTAAATACATTGAGGTTTTAATGAATTTAGCTCTTCTTATAGGAGTGGACAAATATGATCGCCTCCCTATGCTGCCTGCATGCGCGAATGACTTGGTGGTCATGCATGATATCTTGAAAGCAACTAACAAATACCAGGAAATACAATTAATAGGCTCTGCTTGTGCCGCAGACACTAAAGAAAAGATTCGCGATTTTTTTTCTAGGTTTTCCAGCGCCTCAAATATTGACGAGATTTTTATATATTTTTCTGGTCATGGAGGCTATCAAGATGATGCTCTTTTCTGCTGCTCCGACTTTGATGAAAAGCGTGCCGCCACCACATCAATTAGCAACACAGAGCTCGACGACTTGTTAAGAAGCGCCAACCCGAAAGTTGCCGTTAAAGTTATTGATGCTTGCCAGTCCGGAGCACCATACATCAAAGACACAGGAAGCGGTTTTGTAAAATCAATCAAAGCAAGCAAACTTTCATCTTTTATATGCATGGCGTCCAGTCAACACGACCAAAACTCTTATGCTTCCAGCAACTCTAGCTTCTTCACAGATGCGTGGGCTAATGCAGCTCTATCAAGAAGCTCTGGTACAATTTTGTATCGAGATATTCAAGCAGCGCTCGCGGACGCATTCGCGTCGATTCCCGGGCAAACTCCATTTTTTGTGAATCAAGGGTCAGGACTGGAAGCTTTTAGTCTAATCACTGAAGAAATGAGCTCACTTTGCGCTGCTCGCAATAGTAATTCTAGTGCCTTGACAACAGGAAAAAGCATAGATGAAATACTGAAACTTGAAATAGCCAAAAGTGACTCTCGCTTTGTAGAATATGAAGAAGCGGTAGCAGCTATAGAGACGAGCATTGACCTATTAAAAAACAAACAAATTTCCGACACGCTTGTAGGTTCATTTTACAAAAAAACAGTCAATAGCGAATTAAAACTCACCAACCTTCCAAGAACCCGTTCTTTTGCAGAGTTCGGTGACAACCAAGGCTGGGCAAAAAAGTATTTTATTGACATCCAAAAGGAAACCTATACCGCTACGGTCAGTAACCCTATCAGCCTATTAGGATTTGGTGGTAATGGAAAAGAATATACAGTAGAAAAAACCCGTCCGGCTTATGTAATTTCAACTGAAGCCTTACCGGTAGAGGCTGTAGAAATATCTTTAGATGCCAATAATCCTTCATTGCCGTCCTATCGGACATATATTGGAATCATCCATTCCCATACTGAAGTCATGGTGTTATCTGCCACTGCATCGCTTACTCAAAAAAGCTGGAGCACAAAAGCACTTGAACTAAGCGAGATAAAGTGGGAATACCACTCCGTTCCGTGGAAAACCGTTATTCAAAACCCTTCATATATATGGGAGAGGGGGGTGAGTCATGCAATTGATGCAATACGATCCAATCTAGAAAGCATTGCAAAAAAAGCTACCGATGAATAGTACACCTATGTTATACCCATGCGTTTGATACTAACTAAAAACAATTTCAACGCCGAAAATGGCTTTGTTAGTTTTGATATATCGAAGCGCATGGCAATCAAATCACCCGCCTGTCATATTTTCTACAGGAGCACTGGCCAGGGTGACCACTTTGGGATAAATGCTGTCATTGCGGCATGACGTTGTGTGAGCCGTGGATAGTGATTCGAACCCCGTCTTTCTCCTCTGCATACCGCTTAAGGCCTAAAATACGCTAGTTTCATCCTTTCTTCATGGCTCCCTGCGGTCTATAGCAGTCCTGAATCGGCCCAAATTTTGCCCTAAACATCTTCATCCCCACCGCTGCTATGATTGGGCTTTCTCGAGAGGAGCCGACTCCATGCCAGGTGATTACTCACTACAGGATGTACTGGAAAGGATCTACGAAAATCAGCTCGCCTTAGAGGCGGCAGTAATGGAGCTGACTTTGTGGGTGGAACAGAGTGCGTCACCAGTGGTAGGCGAAAATATCCGTGGAGCACTGGAAGTCATCGGGGAAAACGCTGGCCACATAAAGCAGGGTTTGGCCAAACTCAGGGGTTCAAATCTCCGCTAGGCATCAGCTTCCTGAGACGGCTTCAGGGTCGCCTTAGGTAAGCCCGGTAATGATCTAAATACAATTTTCTCACTGACGCTTTCGGCAGAGGCTGTTTAAAAACGTTGCTGAGCGCGCCTGATAACCAAACCGGACTGAAAATCGCGTTTCTCCAAAAACTCCACAACTGCTTAAGTGCCGATAAACTTCAGATTTACCGTAGATTCGAAAACTTCAATTTTGGTGAAGCGTTTTTACACACTCCGGGCTAGCAGCGGACGCTCACAGACCGAAGCGTTTAATACAAATTCGACCATAGACATGCTATCCATAGATTATGTAGCCTAAGGAAATTTTGCGAAAAATGTGTCGCAAGCATTTTCGCAATAAACATCGCTAACTTTTAGTTACGCGCAATTAGCCAGATCAAGTCGATTCAATATTTCATCAACCCTAAACAAAGGCCATATTAATAGTGAAAGAAATCCTTGGCAGGTTATATTTGTGGCAAATAGCCCTCAACAGAATCATTGATCTTCTGGAATTGAAGCAGCGAATTGAACGCTTCTGCAACACTGGAAGGCCGCTGCATATTACCGAACTATATGATAAGGAGCGCAGAAGATTGCAAACCGGCCTACGACTTGAAGGGGAGGAATTAGACAGCTTTGAACAAAAACATGGTTCATTATTTCCTGACATTCATGACATTCATCTTATTAGCGAGCTACTAACTGAAGAAATAATAATTAAATTTTGCACTATTTTTAACGACGGGCATGGAAAAGTAGAGGTTATTGCCACCAACAACAAATCCTTTAGGGAGCCGATTCTTGCCGAGATAATTTCAGAGGCGTTTTCTGATGAAATTAAACTCAAGTTTAGTGATTTTATAAAATCCGCCAAAGCATACCGCAACAAGCACGGCGCTCACTTTGACCAAGATAGCTTTACAATGACTCATGGTGATAAAAAGCTCGGTGAGGACGGCGTTATTTATAGCGTAGGTTGGAATAGTGCCTTATTAAGTTTTGACTGGGACTTTATCAGCAACACCATCCCCATCTTCAATAAACACTTAAATAACCACATTAAAAAATTACAAAAAGAAGCTGGCATGATTTAGAAACTGGCTATGACACTTAACATTGGTTCATTTTTTTCTCCGCTCACTGGGGAGCTGCCGTTATTTGCATGAGATCGACCAAAGCTGATCAAGGCGTGTTGTATAGCTCTGGCTCATCATTTCACGGCGCATCCCCCAGCCGGGATCTGTTGGGACACTGGCCGAGCGCAACGTGCCCCGCCCCCACCGATCGTTAATCTGATCCAGCACCGTCATCACCCTTGAAGCTTCTTCTGGCTGTGAGACCGCGAACAGATCGTCGGTGTACTCGCCTGGTTGGCATAAACTCAGCAACATCACCTCAGCCTTGCTGTACTTAAAGCCTGGTCGAAATATCCGGTCAAGCGCACTGACGGCTGCCTGAGTAAGCAGCCGCACGTCGTCGGTGGGATATGGCATCTCCACCACCACCCCGTTGGCATACTTCGCCTACTCCGGGTTGAACATGCCTGTGCGGATGCACACACGAACCTTCTTGCACAGCGAGTTCTGAGCACGCAGCTTCTCAGAGGCACGCATCATATAGGTGGCCACCGCCTCTTTGATGGGCGGGAGCTCTGTCAGCCTCATGCCGAACATGCGGCTACAGCAGATCTCCTGCTTCGGCGGATCCGGCTCATCTAGCTCCAGGCAAGGCGTGCCGCCCAACTCCCTGGCCGTCTTCTCGATCACAATGCTGAACTTCTTGCGGAGCGTCCACGGATCGGCCTTAGCCAGGTCCATAGCCGACTTGATACCCATGGCATCAAGATGGAGTTTCATCTTGCGGCCGACGCCCCACACCTCCGCCACGTCCGTATTGCGTAGCACCCAGTCACGCTTAACCGGATCGGTGATGTTGACCACCCCACCGGTTTGGGACTGCAGGCGCTTCGCGGTGTGGTTTGCTAGCTTCGCCAGAGTTTTGGTGTGCGCGATACCAACACCGACAGGGATACCAGTGCAGCGAAGCACCTGGGAGCGAATCTGCCGACCCAAGGCATCCACCCCACCGATACCACTCAGGTCAGCGAATGCCTCATCGATGCTGTACACCTCAACCGCCGGCACCATCGCCTCAATCAGGCTCATCACGCGCTCGCTCATGTCGCCGTACAGCGCATAGTTGGAGGAGAACGGGACAATGCCGTGCTGCTTGAGCTTGTGCTTGATCTGGAAATACGGCTCGCCCATTTTTATGAAGGGTTTGGCGTCGTAGCTCCGGGCGATGACGCAGCCATCGTTATTGCTCAGCACCACGATGGGCACCCTCGCCAGATCGGGCCGGAATACCCGCTCGCAACTGGCATAGAAGCTGTTGCAGTCGATCAGTGCGAAGGTTGGCTGCTGCTTAGACATGACTGCGCACTGTGCTGGTGATCACGCCCCAGATCGACAGTTCGTCGCCTTCGAGAACGTACCGAGCCGGGTATTTGGGGTTTTCGGACAGAAGGACAACCTCCCGGCCGCGCTTACAGAGGCGCTTGCAGACTGGCTCGTTGTTCAACAGAGCCACCACCACATGCCCGTGAGCCGGCTCAATGGCACGATCCACCACTGCGAGATCGCCTTCGAAGATACCAACCCCCTGCATGCTTTCCCCGGTAATGGCTACCAGGTACACGTGGGGCGCACGGATATTCAAGACCTCATCCAATGAGATGTGCTGCTCGATATGGTCCGCTGCCGGCGATGGAAAACCGGCCGGAACCTGGAACGAGCACAACGGCAGCTTCGCGCCGACCTCAGCGATGGGACCTAGAATGGTGAAGCTCATGATGCGCCCTTTTACATTTACTGTATGAATGTACAGTTAACTTTGTAGCATGCTTGCGGTCAATTTTTCTGTAGGGAATTTCGACAAGCGGAGAGGTGCGTATGTGTGGGCGATTCGTGCAATACGAAGGGATGGCGATCTTCATTGAAGAGCTGAGCCCGCAGATAGAGCTGTTCAGCGGGTATGACGCTCAGCCTATTGATCGCTACAACGTCGCACCTTCAACGCGGGTGCAGGTTCTTCACACATTAGAGGATGGGCTGCATATCGATGCAGTGAAATGGGGATGGGCGCCGTTCTGGGCGAAGGGAAAACGTCCGGATCCGATTAACGCTAGGGTCGAGACGGTCACCACCGGGAAGTTCTTCAAACAGCTCTGGCCGAATGGCCGGGCCATTGTGCCCAGTGAAGGCTGGTATGAATGGGTAAAAAATCCAGACGATCCGAAGAAGAAGCAGCCCTACTTCATCCGGCTGAAGAGCCGGCGTCCGATGTTCTTCGGAGCGCTTGCCCAAGTAAATCCTGGGTTGGAGCCTCATGAAGGCGATGGTTTTGTCATTATCACCGCAGCAAGCGATCAGGGAATGGTCGATATCCACGACCGGCGCCCCTTGGTGTTGACCCCAGAACATGCCAACGAGTGGCTTGATCCCGGCATAACACAATCGCGAGCGGAGGAGATTGCAAAGGAACTGTGCCAACCCACGGAAGAGTTTGAATGGTTTCCCGTAGGCAAGGCCGTAGGGAATGTTAGAAATCAGGGGCCTGAACTGATTGAGCCAGACAGATCAGCTCAGGTACCACATCACGAAGGCGACTGCGGTGATCCACACCAGGGTAAGCAGAAATGAAAGACCTGCGAGTTGCTTATCCATCCGCTACCCAATGTGAGGTTAAGAGACTGCAATACGAGCTACAGGGGCAACTTTAGTTCAGTGAGGGCGAAGGGCCACCCTTCAAAGCGGCGGCTTCTATCAGAACAGACCACCCAACGCTGCCGGCTCCCAATTCATGATCACCAACTCACCGCTGATCTCGGTTTTGCCCTGGCGCTGGTTAGCTGTGCTGTATCGGATATCCACCGTTTCGAAGTGAAAGCCTTCAAACACCCGTCGGATATCGGGATGGTCATTGATGCTGACCATAACCTTGCCCTTGCAGCGCCGCATGAAATCAGCCATTCGCTCGTAGTTTTCAAAGGGAAAGTCTACGCCATAGCCTGCGGTTTGCCAGTAAGGCGGGTCCATGTAATGGAAAGTGTGCGGTCGGTCATAACGTTCGGCGCAATCAATCCAGGGGAGATTTTCAACATAGGTGCCGGACAGGCGCTGCCATGCGGCCGAGAGGTTCTCCTCGATCCGCAGCAGGTTAATAGCCGGGCCAGTCGTCGCGGTGCCAAAGGTCTGCCCCGTCACCTCGCCGGCAAAGGCATGATGCTGCAGGTAGAAGAACCGGGCAGCGCGCTGGATGTCTGTGAGGGTTTCAGGGCGGGTCATCTTCTGCCATTCGAATACCTGGCGAGAGCTCAGCGCCCATTTGAACTGGCGCACGAATTCCTCCAGGTGGTTCTGCACCACGCGGTAAAGCGTCACCAGGTCGCCGTTGATGTCGTTGAGGACCTCAACAGGCGCGGCCTGGGGACGCATGAAGTAGAGTGCGGCGCCGCCGGCGAAGACTTCAACATAGCATTCGTGAGGCGGGAAGAGTGGGATAAGGCGATCGGCCAGGCGGCGTTTGCCGCCCATCCAAGGAATGATAGGTGTGGACATATAAAAGCAAGACCTTTGCTGTATGGATAAACAGTGCTAGGCTCGCTCCGCTTTGTGCACGAAGCAGGAGCCTTGGCTGGACTTGCAGGGACGATCTGCGGGGAAGGTGGCCGGGTAGGATGTTGACGCATCCTGCCCTGCCGCTCCTTTTACTTCGGTGTAGAGACTTCTTTTGCGTAGGCCTGACAGGCCCGCAGAGCGATCAATCCTTGGTCGCCGGCATCGGTGATTCCGATAATTCGTTGAGCATGCGCTGGGTCAAGTTGGGCTCGACGGGCTGCATGAACCACGCCGACGGCGCCGGGGGTAATTGGCACGTTGCAACCACTGGCTGAATCCTTGGAGTCGAGAAGGACTGACAGCCGCACATCAGCAGTAGCAAGGCGGTCACGCAGTAAAGCCTGGTTGCGCTGGGCATCGGATAATTCCTTGATGTGTTGTTGATCGGAGATGGCCAGGCTCCGTTCCAGAGCCTGGCGCTTGTTCTGCTCGGCACGGGCCTGGGCTGCTGCGGCCTTGCTGATCGCGGCCAGGTCCGCCTCGAACTGGGCGCCCTGCTCCGCCACCACCCTGCCGAGGCGCCAGTCCTGCATCTGCCAGGCAGCGCCGAAGCTTGCGGCCATAGCCACCAGGATCAGAAGCACCAGGCCGGCCAGCTTCTGCACGGGCGTCATGCCAGCACCCGCAATGCCGTCTGATACAGCGCCAGGCGATCAGCTGCGCCATTCGGGATCTTGCCCTTGCTGCCAGTGTTGATGAGACTCCCGATGTTCTGGATGTCGCCGGCGTCGGCCAGCGTGTTCAGCCTGTTTACGGACCAGTACCAGGCCGCCGACAGCGCTGCGTATTGCGGCTGCTCCAGCAGCTCGGGGTGATTGATCAGGTCGACGCCCAGGGCTTCACCGCACGCTCGATAGTTGTCCTTGCCAGTAATCTGGATCAGGCCACGCCCTCGGAAGATATAGCCCTCGCCCGACGCCTCAGGACCATTGCCCATGCGGCCGCCATAGACGGCATTTCCCATACGTGCCGAACTGCCCGCCAGCTCGACGGCACGCGGCACCAGGGATCGCCAGCGGGAACCCGGGCTAGCGGCATTACCCAAGGCTACGATTCGGTCCGCTCTGTAGTTCAGGCTCTCGACCAGGCGCGTCAAATGGCCGGACTCGTGCCCGATCTGGGCAATGAACGCCGCTATCCGCTTGGGCGTGACGATGCCGTACTTGCTCATCGCGGTGTTAAGCACAGCGACAAAGAGCCCGGCTTGACGGCCAGCGTTCGGGAGGATCAACAGCAACTGTTGCAGGGTGATAGACATGTTTTCTCCAGGCAAAAAAAACCGCCAATCGGCGGCGGTCAGAGTGGTTAAACGGGTGTTCCTGGGAGTGAAGTCAAAGCTCTAGAACCTTGACCTCCTTGGTTTGCTTCGTCTTCTTGCTTTTGGCCTTGGCCTTACCTTTCTTGCCGCCATTGCACTCCACTGTGGTCGACCAGCCGGCCTGGGTGAATACCTGCTCAACTGAGTCGACCAAGTACTCGCCATCGATACCGACCTTAAAGCCCGTGGCTTTCACCGACCGCTCGGCAAACAGGTCGGTACGGCCTGGCATCTCGAGGCGCACACTCGCCGAGGACCGATTGAAGGCAGTCAGCCGCGCCTTAGCCGCCTGTTGCGCTGCGGTTTTGTTCGGGTAGATGTGACGGTCGGTGTGCACCGCCGGCAGCCCGTCGGGCGCATCCGTGTTGTCCAGGGTGATCAGCTTCAGCTCACCGCTTTTCTTGTCCTGGTGCTTGGTGGCCACCGCCTTGTGCGTGTTCCGATCGCCTAAGCGGAATTGCCACCGACTGACATCGGCGGGCGTGATGGTGACGGCGCCGAAGGCCTTGCCGCTCGCGCTGGTACCGCCGTCGCGGGTCATGACAATCAACTTCCCATCGGCCACCTTGGCCGTACAGTCGTGCTGCTTGGCAATACGGGTGATGAAGTTGAAATCAGACTCGCTGAGCTGGTCAGCCCGGGGAACGTTCGTGGAGACGTTGCACACCGGCGTCCAGCCGTTGCGGACAGCCACGTCGGCCACGATCTTGGACAGTGGCACATCTTCCCAGCTACCACTGCGCACCGTCTTTCCGGTACCGCGCATGTCGCCGGCCTTGCCGCGCACGACGATGGTGTCAGGCGGGCCGGAGATCTCCACTTCATCCACCATGTAGCGGCCCAGGCGTACCATTGACGCTTCGGCGTAGCCCATGTAGATCTCAATTCCGGCGCCGCGCTTAGGCAGTGCTACGGCACTGTCGCGGTCATCAATGCGCAGCTCGAAGTCGTCCGACTCCATGCCAGGTTTGTCAGTGGTTTTCAGCAGTAACAGGCGGTCATTGATCAGCGCGGTAATGTCTTTACCGTCTGCAACGACACGAAAGCGAGGGGTCATGGTTCACCCAGTTACCCCGCCAACGCGGGGGAATGTTGGCGGCCGTTACGCGTAACGGATGGAAAGGACAGCCAGGCCTGGCTAATCCCAAAGCATCACAAGTTCTTCAGTGGGTGCCGGCATGTCCGGCAGGACAATCACCACACCAGCTCGGTACGGCTGAACCTCATCGGCCAGCCCTTGATTGGCATCGAGCACGGCCTCCACCGTGCCGCTCAGATGGCCGTAGTAGTTGTGACAGATGGTGTCCAACAGATCCCCGTCAGACGTTCTGCATGTCGTCGCCATAGCGTACAAACTCCAGGGTAAAGCCTTGCTTACGCGGGATGCCGCCACCCAGCAGCGCGCTTTGTTCTTCCTCGACACTAGTCATGCACCAGGTGCCCAACACGTCGCCGTAGCCGGTGGTCAGCGTCATGGGCTGCAACTTGCCACCCAGGGTTCGCAAGGTGTCCAGTTGCTTGATGCCGCCCCTGAAGCCCGGGAAGACGGCGCCCTTCAATGTCAGCTTTTCTTCCCCCATACCGATAGCCTGCTGGGCTGGTCGACGCGTCAGTCGCTCCTGAGAGGCCCAACGAAACGCAGACGAACGCCGCAGCTCATCAAAGGCTGCCGTGTCTAGGTTGAAGAAGTACGGCTGTTGTTTCGGATCACGCGGCTGCATGATCATCAGGTGCGGGAAGGGTTTCACTGCCTCCGGCGCCGGTGTGGCATCAGCAGCAAAGGCCCCAGTCGGGAGAATGCCCGACAGCGAGGGGCTGACCTTGCCGGCGATGTTGTTGATCGCCGTCGCCGCCCGCCCC